TTTAATAAATTCATCTAAATTATAAGTTTCTTTAATCTCTTTAATAAGATTATATTTTTCTTTTGTAAGTTTTTTTTCATCTAATCTTTTACGAGCTTCTAAAATTGTATTAATAAATTGTTCTGCTTTTGATTCAGAATTATATCTTTCATTAATAAGATATTGATACAATTTTAATTCTTTTGATAATTCTTTTTTACCATTAAAATGCTCTTTCAAAATCTTTTCTGCTACTGATTTATCATTTGACATAATCTCTGAAGTGATTTGTCTTACCAATAATTCAAATATAAATCCAGTATTTTTAAACTTTGAATGTTTTATTTTTTTCATCAATTTGTATAATTTGTCAGATATAAATATATTTTTCTATGAGAATACTACTCTTTTGTTAAATCTTCTGTTAAAATAGTTTTTTTATTACCATTCATATCTTTAAATATTTCAAAATATGAGCTCTTTCTTGGTTTATAAGGGACAGAACCTTCTTTTTGTTTAAGAGTTTTTATTCCTAAAGGGTCTCTTCCTTCCGGATGGTCATCTTTACCATATCTAACCGGGTCTTTTGGTCTACCAACTTGTCCTTCCTCATCTAATTCTGAATTCAATCTAGTTAATTCTTCTTCTACATTAGTTGGTCCGCCTTCAGTTCCCGTAGGTTTAGCAGGGTCTACACCTTGTGTTTCTATTGATGTTAATCTGAACATTTGTTTTGTATCTTCCAATACAGCCAAAGTTAATTCATCTTGTTCATCTTTTGCAAGTTTCATTACAGATTCATACATCCATTCTCTAGAAAACATTTTAGTTTGTTGCATTTGCTGAATTAGGGCTACTTTAGAAGTATATAATTCAACTTGCTCTTGCTCATAAATTTTAGATGGAGTAGTTAATTCCAATGTAAAGTTAGTCAATCTATCATCATCTATACCTTGTGCATATAAGTGAACGATTGCAATCTTAGTTAATTCTGATATTAAAACTTTTTGAACTCTTTCAATAGTTTTAGCAAAACGAATATCCATAGCTGCAAGAGTCGCTTTACCATTAGTATCTTCTTCATATCCTAAAAATGCTTTTGGAATTTTTAATGCCGCCATTAACTTACCTTTTAAGTAGTTAATATCATCAATCATATTATATTCTAAACCTTTTAGGGTATCAATAGATGTACCATTATCACTACCACGTACTGGCATATAGTAATCTTCAACAAGGTTTTGTACATTGTATTTTAAATTATATTCACCCGTTCTTTCATCAACGAATGGAACTTTCTTTGATGCGTTGATAATCTTTTGCATGTAGTTATCTACTTCATTTGGCGGAATATTACCTACATCTACTTTGAAGATTCTTTTTTCAGGAGCTCTCATTACTCTATGAATCAACATAGCATCTTCCATCAATTGTAATTGCTTCCAAACTCTTCTACCACCTTCGACCATAGATTTTCCGTAAGGTAAAAAGTTTGCATCTGAATTTAAACGGAAGTGAGCAATTTCATAGTTCTCATATTCTTTTTTAGCAGATTGACCAGAATACATACTATTTGGATTCTGATAAGGTGCGTATATGAATTTAACTCGTTGTGGGTTTGTTTCATCAAATCCTTCAACTCTACTCATTTCATAAGTAGACATTGGCATAACATTTACAATTCCCAAATTCTCAGCCATTTCTAATTGTAAATAAAAATCACCATATTTAACTAAATTTCTTGTCCAAGGCCATAGATTAAATTCAATATTAAGAATATCATAAAATAAGTTTTCTAAAATCTGCTTAATATTATCATCTTCATGATGTATTTTTAAAATATTACCATGTTCATTTTTTGCAGTACATTCATCTGAATAAATATCCAATGCTGATGATAGAATCGGGTCCATATCCATAGAATCGTAATCTCTAAACAAATCAATTCTAACTTGTTGATATGCCAATGCTGATTCTAATCCTCCTAATCCGGCTCCATAGTTTGTCACCTTTAGACGTGAATAACGGTCTATAAGGTTTGTTGTCATATTCTGATATTCATCAGTATCTATGACCTTAATTCCTTTAGACGTTTGTCTAACTATGGTATTTGTTGAAAATAATTTTTGTAACCTACCGAATATTGATTTATCTGCCATTTTATAATTTATATTAATTTATAAAGATAAGTAAAATTTTTGATGTTTCCAAATTTTACCACTTTCTGCAACTCCAATAATTTGCTTTTGTTCTTGGACCTGGACTATCACAATTCATTCTTGCTCTAAATGATTTTCTAGCTGCAGGGTTTGATTTTCTAATTTTCATTCCTTTTTGTCCAAAGTTTACTTTAACAACATTGCCTGCGGGGTTCTTTACATATACTTTGAATTTCTTAACATCACCTTGCATTGGTTTACCCAACTTAACTTCTCTTCCCTGATATTCTGCTTCTCTTAAACATTGACAACCTTCGTTTAGGTTTTTATCATATCCTCTCATAAAAGCGATAAAATCTACCATATCCTCATCTTCAACATCATACTCTTCTGGTTCAACTAAACCATAGTTTACATCATTATCCGAATCAATATCTTCACTCACAGGTACACAATTTGGAACTTGTCTACCTCCTTTATCTTTCGTACCTACTTGCTTATAGCCATCCCAACACGCCTCATTTAATTCTATACCTTCTTTAGCAGTTCTCCAACCACCACCTTTAGCTTTATAATTTTTTGCAGCCCAGCCATTTGCATATGCGGATGGATATACATCAAATTTAGATTTTGCTGCTGCTTTTGATGCTGCCCATTTACCAGGGTCAGTTGGAACATTTTTTTCTAAGAATAGTTCCAGTCTTTGTTCTACTGTTAGTTTCATATTATTTTCTTTTTTATTTTTCCCAGCACAATGTGCTTTTTGAGAGAAACCTTTTGGATTATTACAATCTATACTACTTTTATATTTATCGCTCCACTCTTCATTCTTTGGTTTAGTAGAAACATTTATTGGTGCTTTGCCTTGTCCACTACTACTCTTACCACCTCTTCCTGCATCGTTTTGTGCAGCTCTTCTTCTTTGAGTTGCACTTTCTTTTTCTTTTTTTCTCATTCCCGCTGCTTTTGCTGCAGGAACACATTTTGCATAACCTCTTTTTTCTCCCGAAGTTCCACATGGTGGGTGTTTACCATCAACTTTTTTGCCGATATTTACCCATTTTTCTTTAAACCACTTATTTAAGTCTTCGTTCATTCAGAATAGTTTCACTATATAAATATATAATTATCTCAATAACCAACTTAAATTTTCAACTTCACCTTTACCTAAGTCCATTTCATATGGGTTCTTACCTGTATACCCAGTTGAATATATACCATCATATTGTTTTATTTGAGTTGAACTTAACATACTCTTTGTCAAATCAATACCTTCCTGTCTTAAACGAAGTGCAGTATTACGAACCCAAAGTCCAATTGCTAATGCCATTGTCAAGTCATCATTATATCCTTTCATAGCTTCTGCTCTACCATTATGCCAAATAAATGTAAACATTTCATCAATCAATCTTTGAGAACGAATAAGAATATCTTTTTCATTCATATAAGTGTCTAATGCTGATATGATAAGAGGACGAGTTTTAGATGTTGTGGAAAATCCCGCAACCATTTGCTTTTCATCTCTATAAAACTTATTACTCATTTGTTTTTCAACATCAATATATTTTAGGTCATTACTCATATAGAATAAATTACCATATTGTCTATCTATAATTTGTTGAATACATGCCCAACCTACATTTGAATTTTCAACAACTAATAAGGCGTTATTATATTCAGTTGCTAATGCAGTTAAAAAGTTACCAAAATCTTTTGTTTCAATTTTACCTCTATATTCTGCAACTTGAGAACAATCATCAATATCAATTACTTGGGCAGTAGAATAATCGGCTCCATCTCCTCTGGCAACGTCAGCTACAACCATATATTGTCTATTATAATTAGCGTATTCCCAAACCCATAAATTACCATCAAATCCTCTTTTTTCAACCGGCTCCATCACATAAGTATCTTTATACCATGTTAATAATGCAGGGTCAATTACTGTATCACCTGAACCAACGAAATCACAATCACATTCTTGTGATGCTCCTTTTACTCCTAATATTCGGGTTTGTTCATCTCTCCATGCTTGATTTCTTTCTGGATGTTTTGTCCAATGTAAATTTATATTATTAAATCCGTTTGAACCACTTTCACCATCTACCCACATTTT